AGATACACAGAAGGATATAAAAGTAGGGAATGCATCTGTCAGACTTACAGAAAATATAGAATACTTCTACGAAAACTATGCATATGAATACGGGGAATCATATGTCTTTTCACAATTCCTCGAACATCCTGAAGGAAAACAAGATTGGGGCGTGCTTATAAACCCTGAGATGTATGTAAAGGCATTAAGGGAATTAAGTCGTTTTGGCAAACTTACAAACTCATCATTCCCATCAAAATACGTCTATCAGTGGATGGGTATAATCATGAAGAACACCGCAATGCTCATAGCAAACACTAACATTATGGGGCACAGTTCGAATTTCCCGTACGAGGAATACGAGGATTTCGTCAAGTCATACTATAACAATAAGAAGGAAGTTGAGGTTGGCAGGGACAATACAAGGATAGAACTGTCCCTGAAAGACGTGTACGAGATGTGCGGAAGCATAAAGGAGGCTGCTGACAAGTACGGACAGACATATCTCCCATGGATTTCACAGAAAGAGGCTGATGAGTTGGGAAACAGAATGGAAATGGATGTGATGCAAAGGAAGTTTTCCCAGAAATACGGTGACATATTGGACCATATATCAGCATATAACAAGGAAAACGACAGCGAATACGGACGGGATGGAATTGAGATTGATGAAAAGTCAATGAAAATATATTGGGTGATTGACAATTTCGGCTTCCTTGACAAGGTAGGGCTGACTGATTGGATGCTGATGCCTGACGGAAGCGATGCCATTTCAGACTACGGAATAGACCCCATAATGAGAATCATAGACGAATACGATGAGTCACTTGAGCCTGAGCAGGTACTAGTGATAGTAAACAAGGCACTTGACGTATATCACCAAAGGGGAGACCTTTCATCAATATTCATACAGGGAGGAAAAAGTTCACTGAATAGGATATCAGAGGAAATCAGCAGAAATGGTAAGAAGATAACTCTCACAGAAAATCAACTCCTCGTCCTTAAGGAATTTTACAATCAGACGGTATTTAACTTTGATAACGACGGAAACGCATATTTCAAAAAGGATAATTGGCAACATTACATTGATTTCTTGGAAGAAATAGGAAAACCAGGAACATTACCTGCAAGTACATGGGATAAATCAGATATTTTAAAGGCGGTTGATGAGGCAAGCGCTAATATTAGTGACATTTTAATTGACACCCCAAATACTGAAGATTTTATAGAGGCGTTCAAAACCATAATTTTCCTGACGTTTGTAGATAGACAATATAATGACGAGGAAGTATTTGAGCCTGAATTCTTATCGCTCTTTGGAGATGACTTTGAAAAATTTAGGCAAGAACACAACAATTACAGCGATGAGGATGTTATAGTCATATACCTCACTAACATTGGTATTTTCAATGATGTTGATAATTTGGATGTTTATCTTACATATAAAGGTAATAGGCTTTTTGAAAATGAACTGAATGAATTGTTCAAAAGGCATTTTTATGATTATGACATGATGTCAGGAATGATTATGAACGACAGGGGTCTTATATATATTGAAAGGAATATAACTATACCTAAATTTAATGAGCCTACAGCGAATACCAAGATATTCGGTCAAAACTATAAGGATTTTTATTCACTTTTAAAAGATAATTTTACTGACCTTGGGACATGTTTTTCTTGGGAAAAGGGTGGTGGCGAAGCCTATTGCGGGCATAATTATGGCGGACGTGATACGGAGATAAGGCTTAAATGTTGGGTTGACCCGAAAGATATAAATTGGGAAGAGACTTTCTATAGAAACTGCTATTCACTTAATTATGAACAAGAAGTTTACATCGACCAAGAAGGTGCAAAAATAGAAGTGTTCGACATAGTGCTTATGAATGGGCAAATAAACGGAAAAAACGCTTATGGTGTATCATTATTAACTCAACCAATTATTATAACATATTAAAAATAAAAGAAAAACTATTTATAATAAAAAATAAAAGATTAAAATTTATACAGATATGGCAATGTTAGAAAACGGTCAGACATGTCTTGAGAAAAGGGGCATGGAAGAGAGAAGTGAAGAGATTGTAAGAAGTGACTATAACATCGAAAACCAATACGGGCCAACGCACAAAGATGCGCTTGCTGAAAATGATGACCCACAAGGTAAAGGTAGTGGAAGTGGTGGCCATACAGCATTCTTACCCGACTGTACAAAACCTACAGGAATGATTGATTATACTAATTTTGACACTAGCCCTGATATGAAAATTGGTGGAATTTATGATAGAAAGGGCCGCAATGATGTTGGAGGAAGGGAAAAGGCTATAGCATCATCAATGTACAATTATTTACAGCCTTATGGCGCTGACTTAGTTAATACTGAACAAAATATAAATGATGGCCAATACTATGTTGGTATGACTACTAAGCATATGTAATAAAAAGATTAAAACTGCATGTTAAATCTATACGAAATCCTGCAAAAGGTACTGAATGAGTCTGTTGATTCAAACGATATATCTGATGCTGTCATAAATCATAACTATGTTGACATAACATATTCTGATGAGGATAACAACGCGCCAGGTACTCGTTTGATTCAACCTTATGCGTATGGGTTAACGAAAGCAGGAAACGAGTGCATAAGAGCATTCCAAGTGTCAGGTGATTCACTACGTGGAAGGCCTAAATGGAAACTGTTTCTGACTGATAGAATAACGTCTTGGCGCCCTAGAAAACAGACATTCAACGTTCCACCACCGATACAGGGCTATGAAACCCCTGATTACAATGAAAACGGGGATAGGTCGATGACGTCTGTGTTCGTTCAGGGCAAGTTCGGTCTTGACAATGACTTGAACAAAGAGAAAGCAAGAACAGAATTCATTAAGAATGCTCCTAAAATTACGCCAAAGAACACACAAGGCCCAGTACCGTTTGCGAGTCAACAAAGGAAGAAGAATGTGTTTACATCTCAGCCTAATAGCAAGAAATACGCTCAGTATGCAAAAAACATTGAGGATACTGAAACCCAAATCAACAGGTTCGATGATGATATATGGGCAAAGGCTGAGGCTGAGAAACAGCAACAACATGATGCAATGTTACAAAACAGCGCCGCCAAGCCACAGCAGGCACAAAGTGGTCCAGTGACAGGTGCTAAAAACAAAATAAAAGATGATAACGAAGAAGAATAATGGGAATTGATGTTAACAAATTTGAGGCAGCTAAGAATAAGGCGAGACAAATGATTCATAAGGATGCTCAGGCTGATTCGCATATAATAAAGGAAAGGATGGCTGACAGGAACAACCCTAAATTTTACGGTGACCAACCATCCGATGCCTATAGCATGGTTACGTCGTTTAATAACACATCGTCATCACAGCAGATGATAAATGAGGATTACACGGATAACAGTGAAGACAGACTTGGCGCAGCTATGGATAGCAGAATGCAGCAGTTTATGGCTAAGAGACAACAGCAGCCAATGCCAACCATGCAGACAACTAGTAGTATGCCTAAAGAGATAATTGAATCGTTCAGCAAAAACTACATCGACCAAACAGCATTCAACCCTAACAAGTCAGTATTGGATACATTGGGAATGACTGGTGATACGTTGCAACCATTGGTAGAAAACGAGCAAACACAAAGAAACGTTAATAGTAGTGGTGGCAAGGTTGATTACGAAATTATAAAGGGGATTGTAGAAGGTGCAGTCAAGAAATATGTAACAGCCCTTGGCAAGAAGATGCTGACTGAAAACAAGTCATCGATAAACTTGGACGAAATAAATGCAATTCAGATAACAGATAAGAAGATTGCAATCGTCACGAAGGAGGGCAATCTATTTGAGGGAAAATTGGTATTTAAGAAGAACATAAAAGGTTAACAATTGTTAACCTTTTTTTATTAAAATCACGCTTGATTTTTTTAATAAAAATACTATTTTTTATATAAATGGATAAAACAGGAGTCGGTTTTAAATTTTTGATATATTTATATAAAAATGGTTTAAGTTATGAGAAAAAATACTGGAAAGAGGCTAACTAATGAACAGGCATTAGATAGAATTTTAAGAAAATGCAAAGAAAAAAATGTTGAATTTGTCGGCTTTAATAACGAAGAAAATATTTACAAAAATAATAAAACGTATCTAATTTTAAAATGCAATAAATGCGGAAATGTATGGAACACTACTTGTTATGATAAATTTGTAAATGGTAATAGGGTATGCCCAAATTGTTCTCCAACTAAAAAGTTGATAAAAGAAAAGATTATTGAAAAAATAAAAGAAATATGTGAAGAAAAGGATTATGAGTTTATTGGATTTAATGGGGAGTACAAAGGAACAAATACAAAACTTATCCTTAAATGTAATAAATGCGGTGAAGAATGGAGTACAACAACATATAATAACCTTAAGAAAAAAGAAAGAAAGAGTCATTCTTGTGGAAGAAAAAATCCGTCTTCAATGCCATCAACATTGAATGAGAAAAAAGCAATAGAAAAAATAAACAAACTATTGAAAAATAGTTCTCTTGAATTTGTTTCATTTGATGAAAATGGATATGTTGGTCATAATAAAACACATGTTATATTAAAATGCAAGGAATGCGGCAAAATTAATAACCATTCTTACAGATGTTTATTTAATAAAAATGTATTGTGCAAATCATGTGAATATAACAACAAATTCTCAAATAAACACGCCACTGACATAATAAATAAAAAATGTGCCACGCTAAATTATTCATTTATCGGGTTTGATTCCGAAAACGGGAGATACGATGGCAAAGATACTTATTTGATATTGAGATGTAATGAGTGCGGTGTTGAATGGAACACAACAACGTTTGCAAGTTTCACAAAAAATATAATAAAATGTCCCGGGTGTACAAATTCGTGGAAAATGGAAAAAGAGATAGAAGAAATATTAAGAAAAAACGGTGTAAATTTTATAAAACAATGCAGGAACAGAATTTTGCCTTGGTTAACAAACAAAATATCCCTTTCATTAGATTTCTATCTTCCAGACTATAATACAGCAATAGAGTGCCAAGGAAGACAGCACTTTGAGCCAGTAAATGATTTTGGTGGGAAAAAAAGTTATTTAGAAAGTCTTTACAGGGATGAAAAAAAACTTATACTTTGTAAAAACAATGGTGTTAAATTATTATATTACGATAGTGAACACAATCATACTGAATTTTTAGGAGAAAAGGTATATAACAATAAAAATAACTTATTAAAAGAAATATTAAAAAATGAGTAATAAAATAAAAATGTTGGTCATTGGGTCTGACTACACTGGATGTTTTAAATTTAGGTCTTGTGACCCGCACGTTTATATTCAAGAACACTATTCTGATGAATTCGATATAGACATCGTGCATGTTCCTGATTTGCCAAGGGAGAATCTTGATAAGTTCTTCTCGCAATACGACCTCATACACATCCACAAACAACTCGACAGGAATTGCGACCTGATGAAGATGATTAAGTTCTTGGGTATCCCTGTGATATTGGATATTGACGACCACTATAACCTTGGAAACGACCACCCGATGTCATTGACAGCAAGGAAGGAAAGGTGGGCTGAACCAATCATCAACCACCTTAAGATGGCTGACTACGTAACTACCACGACACCAATCTTTGCGAAGACATTGAGGAAGCATAATAAGAATGTCCATGTATTTCCGAATGCAATAAATCCAGAAGAACCACAATATATTCAAACTAAAACAAAGTCTGATAAACTTAGGGTAGGTATAATCTGCGGTTCATCACACTTACACGACATTGAATTGCTTGGAGACCTTGTTAACAGGGTGGCAGACAACGTTCAGATTGTATTGTGCGGATTCGACACAAACGGAACGATAACCACATACAACCAAGCAACAGGTGAGAAGACACAGAGACCAATCAGACCTGAGGAAAGCGTGTGGTTCACATATGAAAAGATATTAACAGGAAATTATGCTCAGATTTCACCAGAACATAAGGATTTCCTTATGAAATTCATGAAAAACGTTGATGACCCATTCGTTAACGAGAAGTACAGAAGAATGTGGACAAGGGATATAACCAAGTACGCAACACACTATGAGAACGTTGATGTCCTGTTGGCGCCGTTGAAGGAAAACGATTTCAACTCCGTAAAGAGTCAACTTAAGACAATTGAAGCAGGCTTTACCCACACTGCATTGATTGCTCAGAATTTCGGAGCATATACAATTGATTCTATACCAATGATTGAAAAGGGAGGAAAGATAAATGAGAATGGAAACAGCCTGTTGGTCGATTCAAGAAAGAATCACAAGGATTGGGCAAAATACATAAATAAACTTGCTGCAAATCCAGATATGGTGAAGAAACTTCAAGACAATCTTTACAACTATGTAAAGGACAAGTATTCAATCGAAGCAGTATGTAAGGATAGGGTAGAATTCTATAAGAAAATAACCGGAAGAGAATAACAATGAAACACAAGCAATACATATTCGAATGGGGTGGTGTTAGCAGTGATGTAATAAAGGCGTCAAGCAGGCTTGGAATAGAAATATGGAAACACTCAAGTAACTCAAAGGTTTACTATAGTTACAATAAGCAAGTCCCGTATATTGAGGGTGAATTTAAATTTGACTTCAGCACTGTTGGTTTTGATATAGATGTTCCTTTTACGGTAACGTATACTATATACATGACAGATAACAAAAAGGAATATGACATGTTATTCATGGATGTTAACGGCGACGAGTCGACAAACTCATCAACAGACATGGGGAATCATAGACTGAATATTGTGTCTGGAATGATTGGTGGCAACCCTTCACCTGATTATCTAAGTAACGTAATGCATGAGGTCGACCATGTCTTCGAATATACAAAAGGGTTTAAAAAAAAACGCAACGCTGTACAATAATGTCATTACAGGCATTAACAGTGATAACGAATATGTAAAGGCGGTGGCTACACTTATGTATTATTGTTTTAAACACGAGCAAGATGCATTTGTTCATCAATTCTACGGCGCACTGGTACAAAATAACTATAATGGTGATTTTGAAAACGCCTTGTACGGATATAGTGAATTCATGAACCTGTCTAATATAAAGGCGACAGTGTTGCATAAGATGGACAGAAATGAGGTGAACAACGCCTGTGCTGAATTAGGCACATCATTTGAGCATGTTAAGAGGCTTTCTGCATATATATCGAATAAGATGAAAAACAAACTCTTCAAGGCTTATAAAAGGTACTGTACGGTTAAAAAAAATGTTACAATAGAAGGTATAATCCAAAAGAATAGAATTAAACCGTTTATTTTCAATGAGTATAAGGAAAGATACAAAAATATTGAAATAAAGGAAGAAAAATATAATGGGGACGATTAATTCCATCCCCATTTTTTCATTTATTAACAGATTCTAGTGTATTTTTGGATACAAGCACAACGTCAGAATTCCTAAAGTCATCAAGTGTCCTCGAATTGGTATAACTCATGGCAGACCTTAGATAATCTATCATATTATTAACCCAACTTCCCATTGTGTAGACTACTGGTAATATTCTTTCAATTCCCTCGCTTGTGTGAACCTTCTTTCCTTTCATAGCAATCTGCCCAGCCCTTGATGCCATCCCATAAAAAGTTGCGCTAATATCTCCTAGGTATATCTCTTTGCCATCATATTTGGCTTTCCATCCACCCTTTCCCAAGGTGAAATCAGTTAAATCCTCCAACCTTGTCTTTATCGGCAATGAATACCATTCATCACTATTGGCGTACTTCGGCGCTGCCGACTCAAGCATCTTGGCAAACACGCTGCCGACCATGACGTAATCAGCACCAAGAGCCAATGACTTTATTACATCAGAGTAATTCCTTATACCTCCATCAGCAACAATCTTTGTGAGCATATCCTTGTCAGCACCACGTTCAATCAATTCGTTCTTTATTGCTGCAATTTCAGAAATCAACGACGCTATAGGGTGGCCTATACCAGTATTACTGGAAGTTATGCACCCACAATTATGAACAACAATCCCATTCACAGTATAAGAATGGTCATTTTCAACAGTTAAATCGTAAACAGGGCATTCTTCAAAAAATTCTTCACACTCTGTTATTTCTATAAATTCATATTTTTCCATTTTTCTATTCTTTTTAAAAAATCAATGCTTTTTACGGATTTTTCATTACATCTAATTAAAATATACCCATTATTTTGAGCAATTTTATTTTTTTCTAAATCATTTTTTTCTGATTTTTTACTTTTATGATAATAGCTACCATCGTATTCTAATAATATTTTGTTAAAAAGTAAGCAATCAAATATTTTACCTCCTAAATTGAAACCATATTTCACATTAACTTTACCAAAATAAAAACTTAATATGTTAAGAAAAAATAGTTCTTCTCTAGATTTATATCCATATACTAAATATGTAGAAACATCTTCCCCGAATAATTTTATTAAATGATTTAGCAATGTGGTTTGCATCATTTTTTTACCAAAAATTTCATTTATTTCATTTATCGTGTATTTATGTTTATTTTTCAAAATAAAATCATAAATTTTTTCGTAATATTCTAAATTTTCATTATATTTTTTAAATCTTTTGTCTGCACCTATTGAAAAATTGTTTCTATATGCTATTTTTTCATATTCTCTTTCATTTATTTTATTTTTTGCTATCCATATTCTTTTTATAGTTCTTTTATCGTGATTATATTTTTTAGATATTTCAGACAATGTTAATTTGCCATCATAAAAATCATTAAAAGAATTATTTATTTCTTCATCCGTCATTATGCTATCATAATAGCCTGATAATTTTCTTCTATATGCTGTTTCTGATATTTTCTTTTTAGTTTCATCTGAAGTTTTTATATGGTTTTTATGGTCTTTATAATATTTTTTCCATTTATTCCAACCTTTTGCTATTTTAACAGGATTTCCACACCCACAAGCACATTGTGGGTGTTTACCATCCAATTCGTATTTAACAATATATTCTTCTTTGTTTAGATTATGTTCATTTTTCAAATGTTTTAAAAATTCTCTAATAGTATATTGTTCTTTTTCTTTTTCAATGCTTTTACCACAAATTTTACAAATCAATTTCATATAACATTTTTATTATAAATATTTATGAAATACAAAAAGTACCATTTCCTATACCAATTTAATTAATAAATGTTTATTTTTATCAAGTTTTTCTGCTTCAACCCAGAAAGCATAACATTCTACATTATTTTTTGCTTTTTCTACATCTTCTTTGTTTATAACATAAAACTTATGATTTGCAGTACATTTAACTCCATTTACTTTTATTAATCTATTAGTGTTTTTATATGATATAGTATCTACAACTTCTTCATATTTATTTCTATGAGTTAATACTTTATCGCCAACTTTAACTTCTGATATTTTTTTATTTCCATTATCTGTTTTAATAATAGCATCTTCAGTAAAACAACCCGTTCCGATGGAACATCTTACATAGTCTACCCTGCTTTCAACACATATTCTATATGTGTCAGGATTTGCAATATTGCCAACCATTATCTTGATTGAATCCCCATATACCCTCTTTGAAGCCCTGACCAATTCATATAACTTTGAAATATGACCATTTGCAATGTCAATAAGAGCCCTCAGAGGCGTTTTCTCGTTCTTGGGCGTACATTTGCCCAAGAACCACTTTTCAAACTCCTGTAGCGAAAATGCAGCCCATTTTCCACAGCGTGAGAACTCAACTCTATCCTCTTCCTTGCACGTTCTCGGTAATATTGGTATTATTCCATGCTCTTGGAACAGGTTAAAGTTATCGATGTTAACAACAGTATCCATAGGGGCGGTGAATAATGGCAGGTTTCCGTCCTCATCATAAGGATTGCACTCAGCCCTATGTTCAATGGTCGATATAACAGCTGGTTTGACCATTATATCGTTATAACTATACTTCATTTCTGATATTTTATTAAATGTGCGACTATTTTTCATTTCTTCAAAACCACTGCTTGTTAATGTCATTTTTCTTATTCTTTTACTAAGCAATACTTCATCATCTTTTTTTGATGCATCTGACATATCGTTCAATCCGTTTATTTTACTGAAAATGTCGTTTACACTTTCTTTTTTGTATTCTGCCATAATTATTATGTTTTTGATGTATTATTCGCCTCGATGTATACCATTTCATTGGCCTGTCTAACAATTGATGCCATGATACTTGAATGCCATCTTGCTTGGTCGTCTGATAAGTCCCTGTCATTCACGGTCATTGCCTCCGCTTCCTCAGGGGTGAATTGGATTCCACAATTTGTCGCCATTATCAATGAATGTAATCCTGTTCTTATCGACGGTTGCTTATCATCATACTTGAATACTAATCCTCTTTTTTCAACCTCCCATTGATTGTCGTTCGGAACAAGTCTCACAGCCTTTGCGATGTGATGTAAAAGACATACCTTTATAAGCGATGTCCTATCTACACGAATTTCATCAGGTAATAGTTCGTTAATTTTTACTGCATAAGGCGTAAGTTTATACAATACTGTGTTTATCAATGCACCATCATAAGCAAGTCCATTAGACACAGAAATACTAAATGGCGCATCTGCAAGTTTTTCACCAAAATCCTCAACCAACTTCTCAGTGTCAACGCCAATCTGATTGAGTTTCTTGAGGTAAAGTTCGTAATTTTTTAATTTATCAACCATAATTCGCTCTTTTTATAAAATAATAAGATTGTTTTTACAAATATACAAAAAAATGTTAATAAAACAAAATGAATGAGATATTTATTTTAAAAAATACGTATTAAATTATGAAAAAGACAGTTAGATTGACAGAGTCAGACCTTAATGGCATTATAGGAAACTCAGTTAAAAAGGTATTAAGAGAATATCAAGATATTTTCTTCAATGGTAAAAAAAAGGGAAATCTACCGTATGCTGATGAATGGGGAGGTAGAAAAGACGATGACGATTTTAATGATGATGAAGGAGATAGACTAATAAATCTTCATTGTAGTAAAAATAGAAGAAGAAAGCCGATGCTTAAGGAAGCAGAAAACGGAGGTTGGGTTGTTGATTCAACTGAGGCTCGTGATGCTTATGAATTGGCAGCAAGAGAAATGGGAAAAGATACAATTGACAGCGCAATAATAAGAAGTTTAACCGATGAACAACTAGCCCAGTGTCTTGCATACATTTTCAGAATGTATGACTTCAGGGAATGGGAACAATATCAAAACAGCGTTGAATAACAAACATAAAATGAGCAACCAATTACGGTTGCTCATTTTCGTCGTCTTCTTCTTCATCTTTATCATAATCTCCCCACCAACTATCGTTCCAAGTTACGCCGAAGTTTTCTTCCTTGTATTCAGGAAATTGCCATCCGCTGATATTAGCATACACATAACCATCTTTATCTGGGTGGCAGAGGAAATCAGAATACCTTTTTGTATATTCGTGCGTGTCACAAATTTGATTCCCCTTATCATCCCAGTGCACCGTTATTGTTTTATAAGTGCATTCATCATCGGTGAGTAATTTCGGACAATGTTCTTCAACCCAATACTTTGGTGCAGCAACACAATAGTTAATTGACAAATCAATTGCGCCACACATTACGCAAAGTTTATTTTCTTTGCACCACTCATCATCCCTAAACTGATAATCATTAATCCATTTACGGAAAATCTCATCATCTGGATAATCTCGCCCAGCGAACCAATTATTAATTTCGAAATAAATTATTTCTTCCATTGTTAAAATCCCCTTTCTCCAGTATATTCAAGTATTTCCCTAGCATTAATTTCTTCGTGTTTAATAATTGCAGATGGTGGTATATTATCTGATGTAATATACCCTCTTATCATATTGGGGTCGAACGATAGTTTTGCATTTTTAAGTACCTCGTCCTTATTTAAAATAAGTATGGAATATATTTCTTCATTGCGCCTCTTATCTTTCAAGAACAGTTGTCCACATAATGACCATACTGCAAACATAGGTAATGAGCCTAATAAGTGTATTCTTTCAGGATATTCTATGTCTTCCTTCTCACTAGGCCTTGGGCATAGACCCTGCTTCATTATTTTATCAAGGTGCTTCAAGGGCGTTATGTGTATGAAATACTTTTCTTTTTCAATATATGGCTTTACCACCGATTCTATGTCTTCTCCGTTACGGATATTTTTCTGATACTTCGGTTCAAATGTAAGTACTGCAATATCAGTGCCATCACTACCTTCAACGTGTTCAACGCTTGCAAGATAATACCCATAGAAGTCCATTGCTTTTTGGTATTCCTTTACCACAGCCTCGTTATATTCAAGATATATAACAGCCACTTTCACGTTATTTGCACCTCTTTCTATTCTGAATTCATCTGGGTCTATATTCATATATGAGACAAAGTGTTTTTTGGCAATCTCAAGTGGATAGGTATTGACAAGCCCTTCCACGAGATGCCTTTTGTTCTCAGTCATAAACAGCATCAATGGGTTTCCCCTATCATGATGGTTTCTCCCCCTATTGGCGTATTCTGATACAACCTTATTAACACTTTCCTTGACGATATTATGAAGGTCTTTCTCTGATAGTTTAATCTTTTCCACCTTCTTCGACTCGCCATACACGCTATTGTATTCTTTATACAAGTCATCCGCATACTTTCCCCTAATCACGGGGTCTTTCTCTTCAACTCCTAACATTCTTCAATCTCTCCATTTTCATTTATTATAAAAGCTCTTCTACAATCAAGGCAAGCCCATTTATCATTTATAATGGGGTCTTTTGAAAGTTGTGTGTGGCCAAACACTTGATAGTCATATTCTTCCACAATAGAATCCTCATTTGGTGTCATTTCCCCGCTAAGAATATCTATATCAAGTTTTTCCCTAACATCAGACCATAGGATGCTTCCGCTTTTTTCACCTAACCAAGTCCTATACTTTGATATATCAGAAAGCGCCCTAATGCCACTAGGGTTATCAAGCAACTTGTTAAGGTTCTCGACTGTAGGTTCTCCTATGATGTCCTTATTGCGTTCAGCCCAAGAATTCATAACGCCAGCGTGAGTGAAGAGGAATTTCTTACCATTAACTGTTTCCTCGTGCGCAAGTTTAAAAAAACTCTTATGAGATAAAAACATTTCCCTGTAGGAATAGGCGTTGCTTGAACTGTGCCTTGTTGACCTAGGGAATGCCCTATCGATATAGTGTTCGTCATGGTTCCCTAGGAGCATTACAACTTTGTCCTCGTTTTCGAGTTTGAAATCAAGTATCTCCTTGAAGTTATCCTTTTCTTGTTTTCTTGATATATCCTCATTTTCATACCTGTCAAGATAATCCCCAAGTAGGATAATTCTATCCACATCGTCCTTATATTTCTCAACGGCTTCTTTCCAAAATGTTCTGCCGTGAACATCAGGAATCACCAACAACTTAGTCATCGTTTATCCACATTTTTAGATTATTATTTTCGTTTACTTGTTTCAATATCTTTTCGTTTACCTCGTACCAAGATATAGGCGTAAACTCGTTAAAGTCAACTCCAACATCATATTGTGTTGGGAAGAGGTTGTTTAGGCATCTATCTGTATCTTTTCCATTATTACGCGAAACATGATTTGATAGGTGAACATGGCCAAACAGATTGTATTCAAGCCCATTAAAATCCCTATATGTCCCACTATAGCATAAAAGTGGAAAATGGTTTAACCACACCCTTCTTCCTTCAATCTCAACCCTCATTTGAAACACAACGTGCTTGAATAGTTCGTGCGCTGTCGGTGTAAGATTTTTTAAGTCATGGTTTCCCTTTATCAATATAATGTTACCATTAAGACGTTCACGGAACCTTTTCCAAACTTGATACCCTCCCCATGCAAAATCACCAAGATGATATACAAGACCGTCACTTGGTACTACCTTGTTCCAATTCTCAATCATCTTCTCATTCATTTCATTCACATCCTTAAATGGTCTATCGCAGAACTTAATGATGTGTTCATGATTTGCGTGAGAATCGCTCGTAAAGAATATCTTTGAGCCGTCATCATGTTTAAAATCTATCTTCTCTGTCATTTACAAGCAAATTTTTAAATCTTCTATTGAAATAGCATTTTTTACAATTTCATGTGTGCCATCCTTATATTCAATATCAACGCTTCCGTCCGCGTTCTGTGTTGCCTTTTCTATGTTCTCACAATCAAACTCCCTTTCCTTGTATTGGAACAGGTGTATTGATAATTCCAACAACTCAAACACGCTAAGTGGTTCTGCTGTCACATCATACAACTTGGCAAGGCATTCAGAGCCGATGTATTTATTTCTATTAACCATTGATTCGTCATAGTGGCTTAGGAATGTTTCCCACCTGAATTTGAATAATTCAAGGCTTGAATCGTTTATTATAATCTTATTACCAAAATCCCTCCATGTTAGCGATGTTTCAGATTCGTGGTTTGATACGTTATCAATTCTAGGTCTTATAATAAACCAACAATCACCACCAAGTTCCCTTACAAGGTCAAGTTCATTCATAAACCTTACGTCATCAATCACATAATCTTTAGTTTTATCTATCATTGACCTTATCTGGTTTACATGCCAATTGGTGTTGTATTTCCTTATCAGGTCAGTCCCTATGAATTGAAGCAACTGTCTTACTGTCCTGAATTCAACCTGTGACATTTCCTTTTCCACAGTGTCAAAAGGTATTCTTGTTTCCTTTGACAGGAACAGGTAATCCAACTTATTGAACCTGTATTCCTTCTCAACATTCTTAAGTCCGTTTATCTCATCCAACCCGACATGTATCAGGTCAGCAACAAGTTTCTTTAAAGGAAGCGCAAAATATATTTTTTCAAATCCCGCATCCTGACATATCTTTGCAAGTTCAGATTTTCCAGAACCAATACGACCACTAAATGCAATTATTTTTCCCATTTATATTCTATTTTCTCTTAGTTATTCTTCTCTTAAAAATATCATCAAATCCAACACCAGATGTAACCCTTTCATTTGTCATTGGCATGACCTTGTACTCAGTCTTAGGCTTTTCTATCTTGGTTGCGTGTCTTATGATATCATTAGCAATAAATATGTTGTTAACATCAATTTTCTCTCTATCTTTTTTAAGTACATAGTTTACTTGGTTCTCAATGGCTTTCAGGCGTTTCACCGTTTCGCCAACTTTACCTCCAAATAATTTGAAGTCACTTTCATCAATAAATCCCAATACATTCTTCGCTCTTGTGTAAGCCACATACATAAGGTTATATTCCTGCTCTATTTCCCAATCTTTCTTGGCATTACTACTAGGCATAAGACTTCTGCATGCTATATATACATTGTCAGCTTCCAATCCCTTGGCCTTATGTATTGTTGATAACGATATCCCTCCCTTTTTCCTATCAGAGAAAATCTTGTCTATTTTTTCAATTAGTTCGTCTGACGTGTTGATATCGTATGAAAGTATTTCCAACGCATTAATTGTATCAATACGATTTGACACTGAAGCAGATTGAATTGCGTCAGCATACGTTATGTGGTATTTTGATACCATGTCATTTATCATATCAAACAATACATCATAAAGTCTGACAAACAATCCGTCTTCCTGTAGACTCTTATTGAGTTTTTCTGCCCTTGTTCTCTTAACTATACTCTTAAGGTTAGCGCCTATGTCCTTACCCCTTATGAAGCATTTTTTTCCCTGCTTTATGAAATCAACATAAATCTGCATCAATGGTGCATTATTTCTGCATAATACCATGTCACCATCACTAATGTCATCCAATTGTACATCATATTTTATCTCTCCATTCCTGCCATCATCATTGGCTTCTATTGATGGTACTATCTTCTTCGCAAAGTCAACAATATTTCTTGCACACCTGTATGATATTGATAATGGTAATGATATTGTATTAGGTATCCCCTTTAGTTTATCAAAAGATTCAGGGTCCGCTGACGAAAACGCATAGATACACTGGTTCTTATCGCCAAATGACACCATTCTCGTGTTTATTTTCCTACATTTAAGCAGTATATTTCTCTGACATATCGACAAGTCCTGTGCTTCATCCAAGAATATCCAATCATACAGCATTCCGATGGGTTTGCAGTTAAGTACATTCGGCAACCATATCATATCTGTATAATCTATCTCTGATAGGTTATTTTTACCCCACCTTAGTATTTCCAAGGCCACATCCTTTTCGTCAGCCACAGGGCTTATATCATACCTATCCTCAATAAATTCCAAGTCCTTCACCGTCTCGCACAAATAACATCTGCCAAAGTTTATAAATGCTTCGATATTTGATAGATATCTTGCATATTTTCTCTTGCTAAGTTCATACGTGTTTATTGTTGAAAGTGATTTTATATTTTCGTTTATGTAGGTTTTATACTTAAACTCAGACAATTTCATTTCTTCGTTAGGAAAATTTCTTTTCAGCATCTGCAAACCAAGTGAATGCAATGTGTGTGTAACTACGTTGTAGAAATCCTTTGTCTTTCTTTTAAGTATTGTTGTTATGTCATTGTTAAATGCTGTCAGTAGAATTGTCTTGTCCTCAGGTATCTCTTTAACGCATTCAACCAACGTATATGTCTTTCCAACGCCCGCATTTGCTTCAATCACGGCATTTCCATGGCCATTCTTCACAAAATCGATTATCGCCAACTGATAATCGCTTAATTCATACTTTTCTTCCTTTTTCTTCTTCGCCATCAGTCTTCCTCGTAATATTGTTGGATGTTATAGCCATCCTTATTAATTTCATCAGCCATTGACATGAAAAAATCACCATGTTCTCCATTGATATCAAGGTTCATATAATACCCGTAATAATGTATCATTTCATGCAGCAGTATGTTATTCAGTATTCTATCATTCTTCAAAAGATATTTGGATAGATATATCCTTATATTAATAAGTTCGCTTGCGTATTCTTCTCCGTTGTCATCGTCCAATATTACTTTGCAATTGAACATACCAGCAACCCACCTGTTACCAGTAATTACAAAATCAGGTTCAACCAACTCACCATTGAAATACTCCTTATTGAATTTGTCAAACCGTTTTTTAAGTGTTTTCTGTGATAATCTCATTTTTTTTGGTATATTTTAAGTTAAACAAACTTAATGCAAATATACCAAAAAAATGTTAAAAAAAGAAATATTCTGTTAAAAAAATAAAAGCACACCCTAAAAAAGGTGTGCTTTAGTTACGTCAGCTTCATTGTGTGTATTAGCCCTCCGTTGGCATAAAACGACTGATGGCATCCATGAGAGCAGGATTGTGTTCTGCTTCCTTAATCATGTTACCCAACATATTGGTGAACTTCTTAAGGGTATCGCCACCACCCTTTACCTTATGGCATTCATCTGCACAGGCGTGGGTCTGTCCATTACCATTGGTGCGCTCACGCATGATGCGCTCCTTCTCAGCCACAAAGTTGGCGAGTTGAGCATGTGTGGCGTTGTCAACATCAATCTCGCCATCCCAAATGTTCTGACGAATTATGTTAACCAACTCAGAATTTGGTAACCCAACATAAGGGTTATCCTGTCGTGTACACTCACGTGGGGCAGGTGCAGGCTGTGGCGCAGTGCGAGGTTTCTTCGCAAAACGACCACGAGCATCGCGAGGCTGACCACATGTTTCCATTGGAATTTCCTCTACAGGTTCGTTATGTTCAGGACAATGTCCGAACAATCCCTCTGGTGCGCCCATGAATTCGGGACGAGGCCAACCTGGAGGAGGTGGCAGAGGACGACCGTGTCTATCGGTGGGAACACCACCAGGGAAACCACCACTACGAGGCATGTTGCGACCATATCCCTTAAGAGGCGTCAACCCTACAGGCTTAATCTCTACTGCCATATCTGTTGCAACAAGCAACTTACTAAGAGCATTAACGGTGATGTTACCGTCACCATCAAGAATCTGATGCATTTCATCATTCGAAATGCCAAGCACGTAGGCTAACTCGTCAGGAGATACCCCCTGTGCATTTAGAAAATCACCAATTGCCTTACGAAGGTGACCCTTCAACTGATTGGCATTACTCTGTGCCACTTGAAGCAATTCTTCTCTGTTTTTTACCATTTTCTTACCTTATTTAATTAGTACTTCCAAAATTTACAATGCAAATATACACAAAATTTATATCAAACAAAAATCTGTTTAGTTAAAAAACATTAAACACTTTGATAAAATTTTTTTCTTATACCTATTAATATATCATTGACCAATGACACATCAATATGTTCGGGCAACTTGGACTTGGCGATAGCATCATTAAGTTCTTGTTCCTCGCTACTTACTATCTCCATTAATTCGTCATATTCAAACTTATGATGTCTTATATTCATGAGCAACTCCCTGTCACCTGCAACCCTTCTATCGAGGATAATGCCATCACCATTGGCTATTTCCTTGCCCATTCGCATGAGCCTTACGCTATGATACATGTTCTTGCTGTCATAGTTCTTGTTAAGATTGCTCTCATAGCGCTTGGGGTTCCTGAACTTCTCCCAATCCTTATAGTTCTTGTAATCAACGCAATGCTTTATGTATCCATCCTTGTTATAAGACACATAGCATATCGGTTTCTCACCCTTTGAAACTGATGAGAGCCTTAATGCTTGGCTCTTCTCTCCAATCATACCGCTATAGCCTATTGGTTTCTGATTCTTATACCAAGCCCTAAGCGCCTCAATGGTATGTCCAGCATCCCCAAACTTATCTTCAAGATTATAGAACTTAACGATGAATTCAACCATATTTGCAAGATATGACTCGCCCAATTCCTTTTCAAGAAGCCCTTTCTCCTTTTCATCGGTGCACTCCTTGAGCCTCTTGACAATGACTGCTGTATTCCTGCATTCTATTAAGCCAAGCCCCATTTCCAACTTTGTAAGTGGGATTTCGTTGTCTTCAAAGAACCTGCCCCAATCGTAGTATACACCATAGACGTCTTTCATGTTTGGAATATTGACAAGGCCACAATACTTTTGGTCTAAACCCCTATATTCCAACCAATTAGTAATCTTTGTGCTTCCTTGATTGAAGAATGTGTAGGTGAAATCGAGAATGCCCTTTCTCTCTGTGATTGGGTTGACAATTTTCTTGTTCAACCCACGGGCCTTTGCTATCTGTTGCACAGCATATTCGATAAATGGCTTGAAACAATCCTTTGTCACAAACTTGTCTCGATTCGCAAACAACTCGCCCAAACATTCATGAGGTCTCACAATCATCATTTCCTCAGGAACAAACAGCGATTCAAGGACGTTTGCATTTGATGAAAGCAACATTCCCATGTACTTCCCAACTTCGTAAAGCACATTATCGTTTCTATCATCATTGACTTGGGTGTCATACAATTTCAAGTCGTTTCCCCATTTATCACGGAACGACTTGTCAAACCCAAGACCGAACAATTCATCCTGTGTCGCAATGAAAAGGCCCTTTGTGTCTATATCCGATATTATTTTTCCCGTTTCATCTATTTCTTCACAATGATACAATCTAGAGCCTGCTATATATTTGTATATAATATCAACTTTTTTCATTTTATTAAAAACATTTTTAAGTCTTTTGTTTTTTTATTTTTTCTAAAATTTCCTTTGCAATATCAATCATTTCATCCAATGACTTATTAAGTTCAGTAGGTTCATAACAACGAGGCTCTACATAATCCTCGTCCGTCCTGCACTTGTAGCTGTTCTCCTTCCACCACTTCTTAAAATAACGTGGATGAACATCACAATGATGAGGAACATTACCGTACACTGGAACTGAAATCATCCCATCGCACACCAACTTTCTGCCTACAACCTTAGTTTCACTTGGTCTGTAGTTCTTACAATCTAAACACGAATATTTGCACATATTTAATACATGATTAAGTTTTCAACATATAATTCTCTAGTAGCCAACTTTTTGATTGATTGAAAATCATCAGTATCTACTATATAACCCGTATCAGGAGCACTGCATCCGAAAAAATGCTGCTTATAATCAGGGTCTTTTCTGTAAGGTATTCCAAGTTTTTTACATATAATGTTAAAACTTGCAGAACTATCAAATGTGCTTTTAAATTCAACTTTAATCATACAATAATCTCCTTTTTAATGTTATTTCAACGCAAAGGTACAAAAAAAACGTGGAATAACCAAATATCCCACGTTAATTTTTGTTAAATAGTTAGACATTACTCAAACCAACGGCTCTCACCAATTAAGTTCAGACCGAATACAGGTCCTTCCTCAATTCTCTTGCGGATGCAGTTCACCTTGTGAAGAGGAGCGGTATCGCTCTTGTTCTCCCAATCAACAGCCTCAACAGCGTCAACCAAGTTGTCCCACTTTCTCCTTGCATCAAGGAAACGTGCCCTTGTGCAGAACATATCAGGCGTTGGCTCATCTACGCGACCTACATTAATTCCGAATACCTTGTTATCATCCTCACGAGGTTCGCACTCGCATACTCCCCAACGCGGTAGTGTAGGAGCGCATGTCGGATGCTTAACACGTCCGCTTTCAAAACCGCCAAACTCATCGCACAGGATGTCCTTCCATACATCATGGAACTTAGGAGCCGAAGTACGACTTGTGAAACGTCCAAATTCATCACGAGGCTGTTCACAACCACAATGCTTAACTCTACGTGTTGGCTTGCATGGCTTGTCACCACCTCTTGCAATATCTGCCAACATCTCTGCCACTGCTATCAGAGCGGCGCTGTCTACAATACATTTTCCCATAATAAGAATTCTTTTTTTTGGTTAAAAACTAATTATTTCTCATTTTTTACAATGCAAATATACACAAAAAAAATGAATAACAAAAATATTATTCATCTTTTTTTTCAAATTTAACCAAAAATTAACATTACACCTTATATAATACACGTGCGTGTACATTATATACTTAGACTATTGTTGTATCAGCAACTATCTCAGTATTTGGGTTTGTCCATACATACTTGAATAGTCCACAGTCCCAAATTCTTCCGTACCCTATCTGTTTTGCCATTTCCATTTCGCTAAGTTCTTTCGGTAAGTTATATTTCTTTGATAAGTTATTCTTTCTAAACTGTTCTCTCCTTATCCTTTCAAATCCGTTGTCTATTGCATAACGGTATGCTGGAGGTGTAGAATATTCAAACCTAAATCCTAGTTTTATATATACATTATCATCCTTGTTCAATGTCCATCTCCTGTCTGCAAACGAACGTATCTCATTAGGGTTGTATTTCCTAATAAAATAAGAAAACATTTTACCACCAATACCTTGACAAATATATCCATTCTTTGATGCAAACCTAGTAAGGTTCCAGTTGCTATCTTGCTCTTTCAAAAATAACATAACCCCAACAAGTTCCCCGTTATATTTGGCACCTATATGAACCGTAGAACCTACAAACCCTTGTATATGATTCTCATTTAAGAATAATTCTGATTCTTTCTTATCAATCTCAGATATAATGCATTTTCTACCTTGTATTTTCCCCAACGGTTCACCAATATTCAATATGTGCTTTATTTTGGATAGCGTGATATCTGGATTATTTTTATATTCATCTTCAAAAACCTGGATTATCTTAAAACCATTGGTGATGCATCTGTTTTTTTTGTTAACCAATGCCGTTCTATAATCATAACCGTTATAGTCAATTAAGTTTTTATTCTTATACAAGTCAATTAATATATCACCAACCCTTAGCGTAACACTTACTTTACTTTCAACCTTAAAGTTTAATGAATATTCAATCCCCTTTTCATCCAAGAAAGAAACAATCCTTTTCAAAAATGAAATTCTAGAAACACAGTCTTTCTTTATGTGACCGTGCCATTTTGATGGCATTATACCATTATCCTTTAACACCCCTCTTAACTTGTCAGTCTTAATGGAATATTTGGAACATATGCCATCCATAGTTAAATTATTGACAGAATAATCCTTTACAATTGCACTGATAACCTTTTTTGGGAATGTTATCTTACCACCAATTGGTTTCTTCTCTATCTTATTCTTATCAAGAATCTCAATTATTCTGTTATTTGATACGTGAAAGACCTTGGCTAGTTCTTTTATGCTACCAATTTCTTCATATTTATTCCTTAATTCCTCAACATTAATTTCTTTAGCTTTCTTTGCCATATTTTAGAAATTTAATCCATTTATACTTTCTTGCTGAATTATATGCCCCACCAAATTTTTTTATCATATCCTTTGAATTTTTTGACTTACTTGCAGCTTCCAATACATTTTCAAGTTTATCCCAATATCCATTTGGTAATTTTTTATCTTCGAAAAACTCGTTAATCCAGCCATTTTTGACAGATGCCCAATATGCTGATTGATTCCCTTTTCTCATATCATATTTACCAATGTATTTACCAGCCTCTTTTTTACAAGCTTCATACGTCCACCTTATGGTTGCACCAAGAGAACCCTTGCCAACACCAGTAGCCCCCTTATTCAACGTTGTCCACCCATTAGCAATATATTCTTCTTTCCAACGGTCTTCTCTTTCTTGACTTTCCTTTGCTGTTAGCTTGTCTTCAAGTATTTTCGGTTGGGGAATTTCTATTTCATTTTCTTTGGCAAACTTATACAAATTGTCATAATCCTTTTCACCATTCTTATGATTATAACCATTCCTATGTTGTCTATCCCTTCTTTTAATATTATTAGTCCTTCCAACATAAAATGTCATTAACTCTGGAAATTCATATACATAAACACAATTCTTCCTTTCATTATAACCCATATAATGTATTGAATCATCATACAGCATTTCAGCAATTTCATCTAACCAACCATTACGCCTTATAGACTGATAACATCCAATGCATTTATTTTGAAGTTCCCATTTATTCTTGTACTTTTTGGCTTCTTCAATACAATTTTCTTTATTGTTCCAAAAACCAAACGGTTTATAAACTACCCCATTATGCGAGCAATCAGGACAGCCTTGCTTCAAATTGACAAATCTATAAAAATCCTTATGGAATTCACCGTGTAGCGGACAATATAATGTAATATCATCTTTAGCCCTTACATACTCCCAACCATCTTCAATCTTGTATTTGTCACCGTGTACTTCCTTGATTTTCTCTAATGCTTCTTTTGTATCCATAAACAAATATCAATTTCTTAATGCAAATATATAAAAAATTTTTTAAATAAACAAATATTTTCCAATAAAAAATAACTTTATCAATCTGAAAAAATAATTTTAAAAAATAACTTAACCCTTTTTACTTTGTTCTTTTAGATAACTTAACCCATTTAATTTTAAATCTATAAAATAACTTTATCAAGGCTATTTTAAAAAATATTCAAAAAAATGTAATATCACATAGAAAAAGTTACCGAATATTTACTCGGTAACTTTTGTAAGTTATTGATTATCAGTGAGTTTTTATCTTAACTCAGAAACAGGCCAGTGAACAAGTCCATCGACCCTCACGTGTCCGTAGTACCTGTTGTTCACCATCTTCTTCGCATATCTCGTCATAATACCCTTAACTGGTGCAAAGTTGAACGGGTTAATTATGGTTGGGGTCAATTGCATTGGCACGTATGGTGCATAAATGTAACCTGTGTCAAGAAGTGACTTACCCTTGTGACCGATAATGATACTCCAGTGTGGAGAATATGGGTCGCGATATACCTGATAACGTCCACTCAAGGTACCAATCTTCTCGATACCCATGTTGTACTGGTCGCTCTCAGCAGATGCATCAGATACATGGAAGAACTCAAGGTTATCGAACAATGCAGAAATCTCTGAAGATACTACAATGAAGTTAGCACCACCACGAAGTGTAGACTTGTGAATCTGTGCAGAAATCTGATTAACCTTTGTGAAGAGTTCCTGGTTCCAGTCCTTCTGAGTGTAGTTAGTTGAGAATGCAGCCATACGTCTCCAACCATTTACATCCCAACGAGCCTGCCAAGGTGCACCCTTACGCAAGTCACGAAGAATTTCACGGTCAATCTCAGCAGCAATCTGCTCAGAAAGGATAGCGGTCAACTCAGCCTCTGCGTCGATGTTGTGGAATGCAGAAACGTCCTGTGCCAACTCAGGTGACCAAGTAGCACGAAGCTTTCTTTCTTCTACAGCAACTGTTACGCTGTCGAGTTTGAATGAAACCTCACCGATTTCAGTCTCAAGCTCAAGTGAGTCATACTGTGCCCAAGCAATTTTGAACAATGCAGCGATGTTCTCCTTTGTAGCCTGCTCATCGATTGTACCACCACTTGTCTTAACGATTTCAGCGTCAAGCTGTGCTGCGTCAACACCGATGTAACCATCGATTGTACCTGCCTGCTGAACAACTGGTTTAGCAAGGTCAAGTTCGAGATAAATCTTACCCTCAGCATCGCAAATGCCATCGTATTCAACGATACCCTTACCATACTTCTGAGTAACTACTCTGAAAGGAACTGCCTCAAACTGACGGAATGCAGAAGTCTGAACTGCTGATTCACCAAGATTCTCGGCTGTGAATTCCTTCATTGTGATAACCTTCAATGAAGCAAGGAAACCTTCTGTATCCATTTCGTTGCCATCAGGACCCGTCAAACGACCTGCGTTGAAAGCAGAGAAGCCATCAACCTGAAGGATTACGTTACGAACGGTTCCGTCGAAACCACTCTTGAAATACTGATTAAGATTGTCAGCACCAAATGGACGGATGCCCATAGGAGTAAGCATTACTGGAAGTGCTTCACCAACCTTAATGGTTACCTTACCCTTAGAGTTATCATAAAGGAAGTCATTGTAGAACAAGTCATAAAGACTCTTCTGGAAGTACTGAGTTACCTCAGGACCTGCCTGACGATAGTTTGTTGCAGGAATTGTTGGGTCAGCCTTAACTGCATCAGCAAGTGCCTTACCATCTGCATACTCATCTTCGCCTGCTTCGATTGCAGGATTAATTTTCACGAACTTCTTCTCAAGTTCATTGATTGTTTCATCAGGAAGATAGTATCTTGGGTCGATACGTCCACCCTGATTGCGGTTAACACGGTCATAACCCATGAGACCCTTATGACGACCAGTTGTGCCATCAACAATGTCACCAGGAGTTGCACCGGTTGCGTCTGCTGGAAGCTCCCACTCTCTCTCTGATGTTACAGGGAGGATGAAGAACAACTTACCAACAGGAAGGTTCATTGCCTGAACAGATACGATGTCGTTAGCAAGAAGCTTGCTGAATACACGACGAATGATTGGGAATACTACGGTTTCGAAAGAGCCGCTGTTATCAGAAGCAGTTGCCTCATAAAGAAGGTGCTTTGCCTCGTTCTCATACAATGTAGCGACATTCTCCTTGATGTTGCCCTCAAGACCTTCGGTGAAGCCAAGAGAGTCCCAACGATTTTGGATGTCCTCACGTATTTTTTTCTGAGCGTTGATTTCGATGTTGCCGACTTGTCCGCTTGTTAAAAATTCTCTCATTGTTAAATTATTTAAATAATTAATTTAGTTTTAATTTTACTTACAAATTCTATGCATAAGGTCAAGTGAATTCAAAATTTCATTTGAGCGATAGATTTGTGTCTCATTGATTTTATTATCCACGCTATACTCTTTGCTTTCGTCAATGTTCATCTTTGATTTCTTCTTCAAGTCGCGTGAAATACTCTCAAATAATGCGTTAGAAGCTGCTACTGTGTTTGCCTCATTACCAAATCTTGCAATGATTTCCTTTTTCTCATCCTTTGATGTTGAGTTTTCCATTACCAACTTGATAATATTTCCAAGGTTAACATTTGTAACTGCTGCTTCCTCTAGAGTACCCTTAAACTGCATAAGCGCAGCCTTAAGTTGTTTGTTCTCGTTGAAAATCTTGTTTGCCTTTCTGACAATATTCTCGACTTTCACATCAGATGATGCGTTGTTAGAATATGGGTTATCGCCAGTTCCGGTTTCCTGACCTTTCTCAGCAGTATGGAAACTACGTCCCTTACGTCTGCGGTTTCCGTTGTCGCCGTCTGTTCTTGAGGTGCTGCCTACATTTGCTGTATGCTCCTGTCTCGTCTTCAACTCCTGAATTGCCTCAGTTGCTACATCATCGATTGCTTCCTCTTCTTCTACGGTCTTTCCTTTTTCTGCGTTGAAAGGTTGATTTTCACTCTTATCACCTTTCTTTCCTGACCAAGGCTTTTTAGAGTCCTTTGGAACTCCCTTGTCCCAGTCATTAACGTTTTTGCCTGGCTCTGACATTCCAGGATTCGTCATCACATCTTTATTCTGATAATTATCGGTATAACCAACGTTGGAGTCATACTCGTTCAATGCGATTTCAAAAATTCTTGATTCGTTCATATCTTCATCTTCTTGATTTTCAAAGTCATCTTCGCCATCGAGGGCATCGTCTGAGCCGAAGTCATCACCCACGGTGTCGAATTCTTTAGTATCATCTCCACCCAAGTCGATAAGATATTCAGCGCCAGTTTCATTATCTTTGATGTTGACCTTGTCGTCGTTCTTTGTAACAACCACTTGGTCATCATCTTTTAATAGTTTGTAAACCTTTACGATTTCATCGTCTTCCGCGTTTGAGAAGTCATACTCTTCATCTGAGACCTTGTATTTGTCAAACTCGGACCATCCGTTCTCATCATCCTCTGTAACACCATCGGCTGCAATGTCGTCGGATAACTCATCATCCTCTTCAACACCATCATCTTCAGGGTCATCATCGGACTCCATGCCATCAGCAACGTCATCAGTTGCTTCCACGTCCTCATCTGCGGCTTCAGAATCAGTATCATCCACTTCTTCTACATCATACTCCTTATCCTCTTCGTCTTCCGTTAGGATTTTGGCGTATTGTTCAAGTACTGTTTCCTTTAGAAGGTCTCTTACAGCACTCTCTGTATTCTCTTTCAATGTATTAGCAAGATTATTATAGTCCATTAAAGACTCCTTAACAAAATTGCTTCTAATTTTACTATCCTTTTTCATTTAAATGAAATGTGTTATTTTCATTATTTTAATTATAAATATACCACAAAAGCGAAAAATATTTAAAAAAACACCCATTATTAGTATTTTTTATCAAATAAATTCACTTTTCTAGTCGTTTTTATGTATATTTGTTCTCAAATATAAATATTTATAATAAGAAAAAAATATAATATCATGAACAAAAAAGATTTACGCGAGATAAAGAAAGGCGAATTTGGGACTGGATTATTAATAGAAAACGATGGTTACATCTCAATGACAGAATCAAAAAATAACAAGAAAATCTATGAGTCAATGATTGGTGGCGAATGGAGTGTGCCAAATCCGTTCATAGTTGATGCTGTTTTTCAAAAATTCGACATTAAGAACGCAAATGGAAGAGTATACCCTGAGCGAGTACTAAAAAAACAAGTTGAACTATACCAACAAAAAATAAACGAACATAGGGCATATGGCGAACTAAATCACCCGGCAGAATCCACAATAGACCTTGGTAGGATTTCCCATAACATTACTGAACTTCATTGGGAAGGAAGAACATTGGTTGGTAAATTGGAACTTAATATTTCCGAAGGGTTTAGGAAATTCGGTATCGTTTCAACAATGGGCGACATGGCTGCAAACCACCTTATAAATGGCTACAAGATAGGTGTATCATCTCGTGGCGTGGGTTCGGTTGAACAAAAACTTGGACAGACAATAGTAGGGGATGATTTCGAACTTATATGTTGGGATATTGTAAGCGACCCAAGCACACCTGGTGCATACATAGGAAAACAGGAAGAATTAACACAATATGTGGAAGAAAAAAATAGCAAGAAAAAAGTAGTAAATGAAAAATTAGACAAAATAAATAAAATTTTGTTATCATAAACAATAAAAAGCGAGACTCTTGATTGAATCTCGCTTTATTTCTTCAAAAAATAACCGGTTTAATCCTTAATGTGTTATCTGGTTTAATTTCCAAATCCGAATTAATGTCATTATATAATTTTTGGGCCACCTTTCTTAATTTTGAACTTAAATAACCCATTTGTTTATCAACCCATGACGAAAAAGACTCTAGCGTGAATCCAAAATATGAAACAACGCCGCCAATTTCAGGACTATTGATATCCTCCATTATCTTACTCAAGGAAGATTTTACTATGTCATTATAGGTATTATACGCTGTTGAATTTTTAAGTATATTTGCGATTTTAGCACCTTTAAACTGTTCTTTATAGTCTATCAACTCATTATATATCCCGTTAATATTGGCGTCAACTTCTTTTTTGGATAACGCATAAATACAGTAAGCGCATGAAGTGAACAATTCGTTGTTATGTGTTTTGTCAGTACCGTTTACGATGTTAGCAGCCTTCACATATAATTCATTGTTGTTTTTTTTCTGTGATTTATTTAATTGAAAACAATGTTCTAACTCATGTGATAATATTTGTGAAAATAATGATTTATGTATTTTTTTACCAACCGAAATACACGTTACGTTTATGTAGTTCTCGTTAGATATTCCTCCTAAATTCAACCTGTCCCATAATTTATCATACATATCGTAGTCTGTAACATCATATATTTTACAATATATTACCATACCTTCCTTATGAGTAAAATCAGCCTTTTCGGTGTAGAAATAATAAGGTATTGCATATTTTACCCCACTAGATATAATGGTATCAACACCATTATATTTATCGCGTGCCAGATGTTTTTTATACACTGTATTGGTTATTTTATTCGTGACATCAACAACCTCAGCGTTTACAGAAAGTTCTTCATTTATGAACCTTTCTATTTCCTCAATTATTGTTCTATCAATCAATTTATTATCAATTATCATAATCATACCTTTTATAGTCTGCATAAGGACCCGGGTCATTTAGTTCCTGACCTATGTACTCAGGCTCATCTGGTTCTAAGTCAACTATGAACTCTGTATCGTGTGTCTTTTTATCTATAACGCTATTTTTTTCTTCATCTGGTATATAACCATTGTCAGATATGTCATATCTTCCCAATGCCTCTTCATCCCCCACGTATTCAAATAGTCTCCTAAATGAAGATTCTTTCAAATTGATTGTTCTTCCCATAGTTTTATTTTATCTTTACAAGTTTTAGTCTTTTGCCACTTATTTTTTCTATCTTGAACATATTCCTTGCGCCATTGCTTAGTTTTGTTTCCTTTTTCTCCTGTTTCTTTGGTGTTTCGTTGTCCTTAAATTTATCAATGACAGGAATCCTGTTTTTTTTAATACTATATTTGCCGTTTTGCTTAACCAAATTGTTATCAGAACTTTCAAGGAGGAACAGGTTTAGCAATTCCAAATCTATATCCTCTTTTACAATGCCGATTTTAATAAGGTTCTTAAGAAACGCTTTCGTCAACTTGTAATTAACATTCTTATTGTACCACGCAACCACTCCGTCTATTGTCATGTCTTCTTTGTTTTTGTTACTATAAATTCATTTTCAATCAGGTCGTTTTCCAATTCATTAAATAAATAGTTGAAATCTGACGAAACTACACTTTTTATCGCTTTTAAATTCAGCATATTTTCAGGTTTCTGTCTGATAAAAAATATTACCGAACAAAATTTTTTCTTATTTGATATCATGTTATCAACACTTACATCAAAATCCAATATATGTTTGCTGTCAAAATTAATATTGTTTTTTAGAATTTTCGACAACCTCTTCTTAAAATTCGAACGGACATAATCAATTGCTTCGCCAAAATTGCCTTCGTATGTTGGCTGTATCCACATTTTCCCAGAAACATATATAACCTGCGGATTATTTTTGTTTACCGTCCCAAATTTAAGGTTTATGTTTTGACAGCCATTAAGTCTAATTTCCTTATTTAATCTTACCATATCTTTTTTATAAAATATATGATTTTTCTGGATAAAATCAAAAAAAAAAGAGCGAATCAGAACGATTCGCCCATATGTTCAATAAGTCAATTGGACTTGTTAGGAAATGGTCTGAGATTAGAGTTGGATTGATGGCGGCTTAACGGAGTCCTGCATCATAAGCAGCGTCATCATCAAAGTATGCTCTTATATGGCCATATTGGTCTGTTGTGTTTCCAATTCTATGTGGACGCTCTGCTCTATATCTCTGATTATTTTCTTCCTCTCTTCTTTGCTGCTCACGCCAAGCCTCTTGCCTTTTACGTTCTTGTTCTTTATCATAAGCACGTTTACCATTGTAGTCTATATCTTGTCGGCTTTTACCGCCCCAAGAACCGTCATTAAAATGTTTGAGGCGCATTTTGGCATAATTAGCATCTGATTGAGTTACTTGTCTATCTCCACCATTCCAAAAATGTTTAGAAAATGGATTCCAGTTCGTTCCAACAGTTCCTTTTCCATAGCCTATTCCTGTGTCGTGCTTATTACCATATTTGTCGTGATAATAAAATCTATCATTATCTTTGCTGTATGAGTAATCACCATCTAAGCCCTTATATGCGTCTCCTGCGTTTGCTGTTCTTCTGAATTTATCGAAGAATCCTTCAGACAATGCTTGTTCTACACTTTCTCTGACAATTTGATGCAACTGTTCCTCAGACACCCTAACAGGTTGTTTATTACCATAGTAAGGGTCTCCACTTTCTTTTTCTTGTTTCATTATCCATTCAGGGTCTTCACCTTGCCATCCTTGCCATCTTGGGTCTTTTGCCCATTTAGGTTGTTCAAGAGGAAAATCCCCATCTCTCTTATTAGGGTCAAATCTATGTTTGAAACCGTTTGGCGCGGCACTAACCTCTGAAACGATATTATGTATTTTTTCTATTTCGTCTGGCGACATTGTGTGTTTATTACTACTATTTGACCTATCTACTTTCGTAATTTTAGATGGTCTGTCATCGTAGAAAGCACTATTGCTCTTATTCAGTGCTTTATTCACTGACTCTTTCACAATTCTATGAAGGTCTGATTCTGTTAATCTTACTAATTTCTTCATATCGTTTTATATATATATATATATTAATTCGTTATTTTAATAATAAATATCACAAGTGAATTTGTTTTTCTCAGATATTCGCCTTAATTTTCTCGATGAAGTTAAGTATATAATTGGTATCTGCTTCATTCCTCACCAGCGATGATAGTTTATCAAGCATCTGTGCTGCATTTTGGTATTGGTTATCATCCCCATACATCTTATCAGCATATCTCCTAACGATTTTCTCTATAATCTGGTCGTGGTCAAATGCCCATTTAACGCTGTCAGCGTCTGATAATGGCACCCACTTAATACCTCCCACTTCACCTTCCTCCATATTATCCTTTGAGAAATGGTAGTCATTGATGCTCCCGCTAAGGAATGATATGAAGAAGAAACACACGTTTTGTCTGTTTTCATTCGGACTCGTGCTATGTCCCACGTTCTTTATGTTTTCACACTTGATGCCAGTTTCTTCATATACTTCTCTCATTGCAGCCTCTTCTGCTGTTTCGTTATAGTCGAGGTATCCGCAAGGAAGGTTCCAGTATCCTTGGTAGTCAGGTGTCCCTACACCCCTTTCATTTGCAAGCACGTACCATTGTCCGTTGTCTTGTATAAGCACGGCTGTGGCAACAGCGACTGAACGGCTGAACCAAGGACCTTTTGTGCCGTCTGCATTATATCCCTGTCTGTTCTGCATCGTGGGGTCAACTCCCCATCCTTGTCCCCCTCTTTTTATTTCTCCGCCGTATCTGTCGTATCTTGTCTCAGGCTCTTCCATAAGTACTCTTCTTACAGATTCCTTTATTATCTTACGTAAATCACCCTCTGTTAATCTCACAAGTTTCTTCATCTTTTATAAAAATTTATCGTGGTCGTTATCGCTCAATACTGCACCTATTTCAAGCAACTTGGCAATATCGCCAACTATGCTGTTCTTGTCATATTCCTTTAACATGATGGTTTCCTTTAAATTAAGTAGTCTCTCTTTTTCATCACCTTCATTTTCAGAAATCATCTTGTTGATTTTTTCAATGCACTCATTTTTAATCTTGTTAAAAAGATTTTGTCTCTTTGACTCAGCAACCGTGGAATTAGCCATCATGATATCTTTAACGAGAGCCTGCTCAGCCTCGTTTAATGAATTCAGTTTCTTCTCAACCTGTTCAGCCATTGCCAATACGTTTATCTTCTTGTCATTTTCCTTTTTATTCTCAACAATATATTCACTAGCATCCTTAAGGTTGTTAGTATATTCTGTCAAGTTGTTAAGTGTTTTCTTATGTGTTAATAAATAATCACAATTGTTAGCGAATTTTATTTCATCTTCATTTATATCATTTCCGGGCTTAATCTTATACTTAAGCATAAGTTTTGCCAATCTCTTATTAGACTCCTTTAATGTTTTATAGTCAATATCCTTTGATACAAGTTCCAATGATTCCTTGATATAATCCTTTGCATCAGTGTCACAATTAAAATTTCTCAAGGAATTGCAAAACTTGAACTGTGCAAGTAAGTTTTTGTCTTCCTTGATAAGTTTAATACACTCCTTTACTGCTTTCTTGTTCTTCACCATCAGTTTTGGCATAACACTTTCAAGTGTGGTATTCAATGACGCAAAATCGGAATTTATTGTGGTGTCCTCATAATCACATGCTTCCTTATATCTTTCAAAGGCATCCTCCATCTCCTGCATATAGTTTTCAGACGCTTCAATGTCACCGTTTTTCATTGCGCTTGCTGCCTTTTCAACAGCATCCATCCACATTTGTTGGTATTTAACTTTCTCATCCATATTCTTTTTTTTCTTTATAAATATCAGCATGAAGAAAAAAAGACTGATTATTTATCAGTCTCTTCTTCGTCCGTTATTGCATTTAATGAATCAATCATCTTTGAAAACTCTTCGTTTATTAATAATGATTTGTCATAGATACTTGTTCTTTCAACAATACTTTCCGGCTTTTTCGATTCTTCCATTCGACTATCTATTTTTTCAAGATATTTATCGAACATATTTTCGATTAAAACGTCCTTATTGGTCTTGTTTTCATTTGTTGGTGGGGCTTGTTGTTCGTCTCCTTCTGGTTCAGAACCTCCTTCCATTTCTCCAGTGGGTTCTGCTCCTTCCATTCCCTGTATATCTCCTTCTTCTTCAGCACCTGGCATTCCTAAGTCATCTAAGCCGCTGCCGAAGCCGCCACCGCCTCCACCAGGCATGCCTCCGCCGCCCATTTCTCCATCAGGACCGCCCATTTGTGAATCTTCCTGATATTCAGCGCCAGGTTCTCCATACATTCTATCAACAATATCAAATATACCTGTTCTCTTAATAATCTGCGTAGTCTTCTCAAGTTCTGCTGCAAGACCCTTTTCAAGGCGTATTTCCTCAAGGTTCTCCTTGATTTCCTTATCAGACCATTTCATAATCTGTTTTAATGCCCTTGTCTGTGACATAACAGGGAGACCATTTCCCGGGTCAGATACAGCATCCCTAACTGCTGAAATCTTTTTCTGAATATTATCAATCTCAAGTTGTTCTGCTTGTGTTGACGGATTATTCATTGAAAGGGTAAAGTTTGTAAGGTCATCTTCAAAACCTAACAAATACAAATGTATTGTGGCAACCTTTGTCAACTCCATAAGGAATGCTTGTTGAATCCTATTAATGACACGGGTAAATCGAACATCCATAAGTGCAAGATTCTTTCCATCTCCAGCATTTTCCTCAAAATTAAGGAATGATTTTGGTATTCTCAACGCTGTAAGAACCTTATTCTGAATATACTTGATGTCATCAATTGCAGTAAGATTCTGTGCAGCAGGAAGTGTATCAATAGGTGTAGGCGCTGACGGGTCTCTAACAGGTATAAACAGGTCTTGGCTAACATCCATAATGTTTTTCCTCAAATCAATCTGTCCTGTCATTGGGTCAATAATAGGAGTTCTCTTGAAGTTATTGGCAATCTGTTCAACATATGCCTGTACGTCAGCATCATCAATTGCACCAACATATATTTTATAGACACGTCTTTCTATTGAGCGCTCAAGGCGATAGATAAGCATCATATCCTCCATAAGGCTAAGCAAACGCCAATGTCTTCTGGCTGAATTTAATTCTGAACAATTATGCGTTACTATACCATTTGCAAAAAAGTTAGAATTAGAATTATTTACCGTAAAATCATAAGTTTCCTTTTCACCGATATACTCTATTTTACGAACTGCTTCAGTCTTAAATCCTTCAGATAGGCGTTTTTCCAAATCATATTTTTTTTCTTGTGTATTAAGCCTTTCATAGAAATATAAATAATAGGAACAATGTTTTATTGTTATTTTATTTCCGTTCTTTAATTCTGCTGTTTTGCCTATTCTATTCCTAACAGATACCTTGGATGATTTGTATCCTAAAGACTGAACAAGAATTTTTATGTCCTTTATCAATTGTTCATTGGACATTTCAATATTACACCTTAAAACACCAAATCTATCAATGTTATAACTTCCATCTGAAATCATCAATCCACGTAAAAACGCCTTTTTAATTTTATCATCTGAACGAAAAACCCAATTTGGTATTCTTTTTTTATCAAACCCGTCTAAGAACCCCATTCTGCGCATTATTACAGAAAGGCACTTAGAATTGACAACACAATGTGTAAAATTATATTTATTGCTTGAATAATTTTTATTTCTTGCAAATTTACATTTTTTATTTGTTATTTTTTCAATATAATCAGCAAAATCAACATTAAACTTATTATATTCACCAGTTGCAAAAGAAATACGTTTATCATCAATCCATCCATCCCCAATCATAAATCCAAAAAATTTGGCAAAATCTTCATCAACATAATCAGGTATGAAATCAATATAATTATTCCACCAAACCATTGTCTTATTAAGATTTGCTTCATTATTTGATGGATATGATTTATCAATCTTAATAACACCATTTTGCTTATTAAAAGAATTATCAATAATAAGTAAATCGCCTACTTTAATATTATTTATCTCTTTATATACAAGTTCACCATCATAAACCAATAATTTATGGTCTGAAGTACCTTCAATATAATTATGTAATGTGCTCACGCCGTATACTTCTTTTTCTCCTTTAGGCATAAACATAATTACTTCACCTAATTCCCTTTCTTGGGAATCAGTGTTAAATGTCCAAACTTTATCCCCGATTTTAATGTTTGACATTTCCTTGTATCCGTCTTCTGTCTCAACCCTTGTATCCCCAACTAAACAACCATATGGAAGGCACATTGAATTTGTCAACAACCTGAAGTGTGCTATCTGCCAATCCCTAAAAGGAATCTGACTATTGTTCTCGTCATACCACACAAACTTTGTTGAGAAATCTTCCTTATCTGTAGTTACATTGTTAATTGCTAGACTTTGGCCGCTACCATAAGGATTTGCTATACCATTTTCAAGCCTTTCAACATTAAATACAGGTAATTGTTTCCATCCCTTTATACCTAACTTGTTATCAATGTCAAGCATCATGAATTGGTTGCCATATTTACACATGCCCCTGATAATCATGGGAGCCATAATCTGCACATTAAGCCTGTTGACAAACAGGTCCTCAAGTATTGCCCGTATTCTGTCAGACTTAGAGCGAACAATTACAACCTGTCCTCCATTGTCAACTGATGGCAGGCACGATTCTTCCGCATATATATCTAGTGCTGCACCAATTTCAGGGAATGAATCCATTAGGTCAGCATCCCTGTACATAAGTTTTACATTATTAAGTCCAGCAAACGCTGTAACTGAAAGGTCTACATTGGCTTTAACCCATCTGTCTTTCAAATACTTGTTCTGCTGTAGTTCCAGCTTTGCCTTCTCATAGTCGTCTTTGTCCTTTGTTTTATAGACAACAGCATTTGCACCCGACATATCGTAAGAATTTATGTGGGGTTTAATGCCTTGGTCTGACGTAAAATTATTTCTTAAAGCCCTTTCAAGGGTCTGAAATACCGTTAATTTATTTTTTGCCATTAATTTATTTCTTTAATAAAATATAGTTTATTAATAATAAATATCAACCATAATCAGCGAATAACCACATGAAGTTGCCATTTATGGAATCTGCTTTTTTCAAGATTTTATTATCATAAAATGGTAATCCGTTACCAGGAGTAATCGGTTTGTTATTAGGTGTGCGCTGCTTGTTCATGGTAATTGAATTCCCCATCATGTATGCGCCAAGGATTGCCTTATCCTTACTTTGTGCGCTCTCTATTTTCTTATATGAATAAATCATAACAAACAACCCCATAGCAAGGCATGTTATAGCGTCATCATGCTGACCATCCTGATGGTCCATTCTCTTTGCTTCGCCTTTAAATATCCAGCTATTGAGTTCCGTTATAACACGATTTGACCTTATCTTGAACTCATTGTTTCTCACCATGTTAGCAAAATTGGCAAGAACAGGGTATCTGTTTCCTTGCATATGGAAACCGGGCATTATGTCTGTATAATCCTTTGATGGTTGCTGAGTACTTACCTGAACAGTATACTTCTTAAGTGATGCATCGTCATAATAAAGATTTTTATAACCCTTGTTTAACAACACAAACAATGGCACATCACCCAATCCGTTAGTGCAGTCTATTACTACATATGCGTTGTTATAAAGCGTAGCGTAATTGTATAATATCTCGCCAATATCATCTCCTAATTTTTTTCCATAATATTCCATTACCTGTTCCACTATCGGCATATCGTTCTCATCCCTTCCATCCATATCAATCACCTCGATTGCTGTATAGTCGTCAGAACTACCACGGCTTGGGTCGCAATTGTGTGTTGCTATTCCTCTGCAACAAAATGTATGTGAATCTGATTCTGTTTCAAAATTATAAACCCTACCAGTATATTTTTTTTCAATTTTATCTGTTACCCTTATATAGATTATTTTTTTATCGTCAGAAAACAAAATATCTTTAATAATTCTCCTATTTGTCAGTTTCACATCACTATTAATACCAATTTTATGTAGAAGTTGTTGAGTGTCGTATTTACAAAGAGTTAATTCATATTTATTTTGACAATGACATGTGACCCCTCCCCTAAATGATAAATTGTATGTTCCTTCTTTTACATGTAATTTTAAACTACTTATTATACCTAAAGAAAACAAAATGTCTTGTACATCTTTTAATAATAAACAAGATATGCTTGTAAAGCCACAATACATCTTATTTTTTTCTATATACCCGTCTCCATCAATGTAACCCTTTATTATTTGTAACTTTAAATTATCAGGTAAAAATTTAATCCATTCTTTTATATGTTTAAATTTTGCATATTTACCAAAATTATCATTCATAAAATGTGACAATTCTTTAGACGAAATCATAACAGTGGCAGTATTATTTTTCTCATTTACACTAACAAATGCTTTTCTGTTAAATAGGTTGGTTGATAATTCTGAAATTTTGTTAATAAAGTCACTTTCTGTTATATTATGGCATGTTTTCACTGATAAATTTCCGTGTTTATCTTCTGAAACCCATCCTTCAGCTAACCACATACCACAAAACCACCAAAAGTCCTCATTAAGAAGAGGATTATCTATTTTAAAATCATTTCTAGTTAATCCGTTTTCCCAATGTGATAATATTTTATCCTCACTTAATATATTTAAACTATATAAATTAGGCATTTGCACCCAATCATTTATGTTTATATCCTCAGCATTAACAAAATCAAAGTTCCAATCCCAATATCGCTTATTATCATTCTTTGTGTTATGTCTTCTAAGTATAGTATCACAAGATGCATATATTGGGTGATTATATGTAAATGAAATATAATCACATAAATTAGATAGTTTTATTTTTATTATTTTTTCATTCTCAACATCCCTGTATTTCCTATGCTTTATTTTAGTAAATTCTCCCTCCTTTGTTACTAACAAGTCATCGTCTTTTACATCCTCAACATTAACCAATCCGCGCTGCGTGAGCACCTGTTCACCTGTGGGTAAACAACTGCAAATGTACCTGTGGCCTTCAATTGGAGGTTTCCAGAACCACGTCTCATCAACCAACGGGTCTCTCATATCCTCAAGTGGTTCCCTAACATTAAGTTTCTCATGCATTTCAATGTATTCAGGGTCTACAACATTATCAGAAGAACCAGCGAATGATACATCCAACTCTTGTGCTATTTTAACCCTGTCGTTATTGAATGATTGACACATATCCTCATACCAAGGACTTCTAGGTGTCCATCCTCCCTGCATGAGTTCTTCCCAATGTTCTTCGTCGTATTTTACTGAGCCTTCCTTATCTATGACAGGTTCAATAATCCACTTGGTTTCTCCTGTTTTCTCGTCTTTCTTGAACCATTTCAGATTCTTGTTATATCTTGGGTCTTGATACCAACGGAACTGCACTGCGACAAAGTTGTTTTCGCCTGCAAGCGCCTGCCTGTATGTATCATAGTACAATTCATCATGACCATTAGGCGTTGATACCATGACAGTCTTTGAATCAGGGTTTGATGCCATGGTAGCAGCAGCGGTTGCATATACAGCCTTAGAATTCTCGATGAACGCAGCCTCATCGAGTATTAGAATTGATACAGCAGAGATACCACGGGCTGCATTTTCGCTTGATGAACGAGCAACAACCCTACAACCATTGAACAATTCAAGTTCAGATTTGGAATCCTTTACAAATATGGATTTAAGGTTTTTATCTGATTTAGGGTCGGTGGAATAATATTCATCACCCCAATACCATCTAGGTACTTGCAGTAAGAAATCTCTAATCTTTGTTATAAGTTGTTGCGCAAGGTCAAGTTTGTTACCTATACAAAGAATTGTCTCGGGAGCATCCTTATCAGCAAGAGCACATTTTCTTGTTGCCCATGCTGATGTCAATGTTGTTATACCGCACTGACGAGGTTTAATGGATACAACATTTCTATTTTTTGCCAAGGCTTCAAGGAAAACACGTTGCCTGGGGAAAAGAATAAATGGACATTTCTTTCCCCTTGTAGCATCAAATGTATACAGGTATTTTTCAATAAACTTTATTCCGGATTCATCCTGTAAACACTCGATGTAATCCCTTATCATTTCCTCTGAATCAACTATCATGTTTGTGTTTTATTAATTATCTTTACCTTATTCGCATCAAAGATAACATAATTCATTGCATCTTCTGACGCACCATCAGGCTTTTGCCACCTTGTTCCTGCTGGATATTTTATACCATCAAAACCACACTGCATAAGAAACAAGGATGCTGCCTTGTCACTCCCACCAAATAATGTTTGCAACCTTCTATAAACATTTTTCCCCTCATTTGCTGATTTGTTTGTATAATAACTTGATGAAAAGAAGTCTTCATAGTCATCCTTGCTGCAAATGATATTAATCATTTTGTCAGCGTTTTCAGGGTTTTCCTTCATCCACTGTATGTCCCTATATAAATCGCATTTAAAAGGGTAATTGTTTGCTGCTATTGAGTTTAAAAATCTATCTGGTATTTTCAAAAACATTTGTAAAATTCGTTTCATGAAATGTGGAGGAAAATATTCATACCATTCTATATAATTTTGTCCATTATCGTCTGGTATTTCTACTTCATATATGTATGAATTCTTTGTTGATAATTGCGTTAAAACATCAATCCATCTCTTATGCATTTCCTTTCTTTCATCTGTTTCCCAATCAGTTTCGATGGATTTCTTGCATATCTCTATAAATTCCTTTAAGCTACCAGCCCATCTGAGATTGTATAAAATATCGCTTGCTTCTTTAACTGCGCTAATCACATCATAACCATATTTTTGTTTCAGTATGTTTATAATTTCATCGTCTACCTTATCATTGCTAACTTGTTTTGCATTATCAGAATAACCTTTTGCCACTGCCATATCATTAGTCACATAAGTTCCCCACCCAAACGTTTGCGAACCAGCGCCTGTATTTAAATATTTCTTATGGTTAAACTTATCAAAATCAGAACCAGTTCCGTGATATGCCATCATTTCACCTATTTCGTTTTCTTGGATGACGTAGTTATCAAGTTCTTCCTTAGAAAAATCTCCGTCTGAAATAAGGCTTTTATCTATGTTTTTCTTCTGTATCTTATCCTTAAATTTTTGATATTCCTCGTCATGAGTTATTCTTAAGTCCATGTTCTTCGCAATTACTCCACCCTTCTTTGTACCAAGAATAAAATTCTTCATTACCATGTTAAAGTCATCACCACCAAGCGAACATAACTCTGTGAAAAAAAACGGTATCCTGTTGGTATTCGCCAATAAGCCTGTTTGGTATTTATCGCTTAATGAACTATTCAGCATATCAACAATACCCATACCAAGCCTCAAGTCCCAAGGTTCAGCAACAATAAAATCAGACCTTTTTATTATATACATTGCCTTCTTGTTATCTTCGGGTAACCCATGCGAAGAAAACAATTCCAAAAATCCTCTAAATGTCTCTTTTAATAAGTGTGGAAAAATAAGACCTTGCGCATCTATTGTGGTTTTTTTACCCCTCTTACCTATGTTAACTTCAACATAAGATGTCTGCATGGGGTTCTTTTCACTTATCTTCTCTTCCTTTACAAATAGGAGGTAGTTGGAGATGTGTGCGATATTTCTCCACAATCCCCAAAGCTCATTATCAAGTTTATCAATTTCGCTTCTCCAATCGTCTATCTCATTTGAAAGATTGTATGACATTCCTTGTATTAATGCGTTAATAAAGCGTCTTTTAAGAATCACTTTGTTTGCCATTTCCACTTCATCAACATCTTCAAAATCGTATCCATTAGTACCTTCATTGGTGTCTTCTGGTAAAATTCTCATGTTGTTTTTTGGCTTTATTTTACCGACTAATCTACATTTAAGTATGATTGTTTCAGAAGGTACCGAAAGGGACGCATTTACGATATTTTCACAAAGTTTTTGCAATTGTGGTCTGATAGGTTCTTCTTTTTTCTTGCATTCCTCAAATTTCTTGCTTAATACAGATAAAAGATATTCAGGTTCCTTTGATGCCAATTCACCAGTTTCCACATACTTGTTGATTATTTCATCAAGTTCTTCATATTTTCTTTTGACAACATCATATTCAAAGCCAAACTCGCCATATGGAGGAAATGCTGGATTATCCCCCAATGACGTCCTTTTTGTTGAAATCGCCTTATAAATAAACGGCATTAACTTCAACCTATCTTGTTGTTCTTCGTTTATTAAAACCTTCATTTAAAGGGTTTTTAAAAATTTATCTAATTCTTTTTTCTTAAATGTTGTAACCTCAACCAATTTACCATTTCTTTCAGTGCTGTTTTGAAGCCTGATTTTCTTTGGTAACGTGGCAGCTGGTGTAGTGTTAATCATTTGTTGTATTTGAGACGCTGCTTGCGGAGTGTTCTTAAAGGTCATTACTTGGCTACCATTATTATCAGCCGGTAATTTTTTATTCGTATAAGATTGAGTATCAATATTTAATGGATTTTTTCCTGAATTGTATTGATTGGTCTTGCTTATATCCCTTTGAAGTGATGATGGGTCACCATCTTCTTCGCTGTTAGAAACATCCAACGCTGGTTTCTT